TGTTTTCATTTTTCTAATTTTATATTAAAAGCCGTTTGTAATTTATTGATAATGGCTGTCTCCTCGGCAGGATCAGACGCGTCATCGGTATAAGCAATGACTTCAACTTTTCCATCATGGTCTACAATAACCACTTCGGATAGGGTATTAAATGTTTTAAGTATTTTATACATGGATAGGAATTATGTGTTTAGTATCACGAAACTCTTTCAAAAACTTACGCTCGGCTTCCTTATAAATCGTGGTATTCCAATCGTAATGGAATCCCTTGTCATCTGTGGTGCTTTCCCAAAACGCTTTCGGTATATTTTCTCTTGACCATTCCTCTGCGAGTTTATTATAACCATCTTCCCCAGTGCTACGACCTGAAAAATGGTCGCATTCAATTCCTAGCACGCCTATACCCCAGCCATTCTCTAAAAGCTGGCATGAAATCAAACGATCATAATGATGATGTACAGGCCAGTCTTCTTTGAAGTCCAAATCATCCCAAGCTATTCTGCGGATTATTATCGCACATCCATCCACAACTGCGGCTTTTGAAAATCCATCAGACTCTTTCATATAAAAATGTTCCGATGGTTTTGAACCTTTCAACCCATTCAACTCTCGTCCTTGAAAATTACATGTGCTTCCCAATCCCCGGCCACCCATTTGGTCAATCTCGTCGCTTCCCACAAAGCCAATCATCCCAAGTTTCTCATCGGCGTTAAAATGCTCTAGGACGCGTTCAACCCAGCCAGACTGCCAAACTACCAAGTCGGAGTGAAAGAATGCAACCACATCGCCCGTAGCGTACTCAAAGCCCACTTGAAAAGCAATGTACACCCCTATATTGCTCTCAAACCTCACAATCTTACATCTTTCGTCTTTGAACGGCACTTCGCTTCCATTGTCGATTATCACGACTTCTATTCCTTCGGGAATAGTCTTAAAGAGCTGATCGATGACTGCGTGAGCCATGTCGTTTTGTCCGAGCACGGGGATTACAACCGATAATTTCATTTTTTTTCTTTAACAAACGGCTGTTTCAGCTTTTCCTCTACCAAAAATCTCAAAGGCATTCCGACTTTTATCGCTTCCATTTTTAATTTCTTGTGCAACTCTTCTGAAATGTGTATTGTTTTTTGTTTCATAATTTTATTCTTCATCAATAATAATATCGTTGTCGTTTATCCAACGCTCGACTCTTTCTGACTCCACATCGACATCATCGGAATTGCATCCGAAATGCTCATAGAAGTATTCTTCGGCTTCATCGTATGATGAAAATGTCATGTTAATATAATACCATAATGCCTTTGTATAACAATAAGATGCCTGTGGATAACTTATAATGGTGGCGCGCCCCCATGCCAGAAGCCCCCCATCATTTGAGCATCTTGTTATTTTTACTAGAATTACAATGAAAACATAAAGGTTGAATGTTTGATATGTAATTAGATCCGCCTTTACTCAAAGGAATTATGTGGTCAATGGTCATTTTGACTTCTGTTTCTGACTTACCACATATCATACATTTATTACCTAACAACCTTTTCTTTTCTACAAAATCTTCGTAAGTATGACTGCCTTCTGCACCTCTCATTCTTGCACGCCTTTTAACCCTGCTTTCATGGTTTGACTTATTATACTTTTCAGGATTTTTTTTCCTCCACTCATTAGTTCGGTTTTTGTTCATTATAAAAATACGTTCTTTATCTTTAGATATTCCACCTTGATAGTTCCAGTGATTTTTACCAGCATGTTCAAATCCCAAATTTCTCATTCTTTCAATGTTTTCAATAGTAGAAGGATGACCCTTTTTACCCTTACGACTCAAACTCATTTTTATTTTAGTTTCTTCGTATAATTTTTTGTCTTTCCAATATCCACTATGCCCTTTCTTAAAACGGGTTTCAATCCCGCCCACTGGTTTATCTCCTTTTTTGAATTTTGTATCCACACATACATTATATCATATCCGCCCATCATTGTCTTATAGAGGCGGTGGGTTATTATGCCAAAAATGCCCCATGAGATTTCCATATGCAACACGCTCCTCCTGCTTCCATATCTCATCCAAATCCGCTTTCTTCTCTAAAGGCTTCCGCACTTTCGGATCAGCTAGATTAGGCGGATCTACATTCAAGGGATTTCCTGTAGCAGTCGGTATAACAATTTTATCTCCAGTCAAATCTCTCATCTCGGAAAATGCAAACCACAAAGCCATAAGTGAGTCGCCTGTGTGTCCATCGGGAAACGCTCTCATTTCGTTTACCAATTGTGACACAAGATTGATAGTTCTCGGATCAGAGTTATCATACGGCAAAACGAGCTTGCCAAGCTCTGCATATATCGCAATAGAGTTTATACCGATAAATGGGTCTTTCTTCTCGCCACCGGTCTTGTAGCCCCTCACAGGCACGCCTATGTCATCAAGGTCTCTTTGAATTGCCTCTTGATAGCCAACAGTCTCCACACGAATACCGTCCGGCTTTACATTCTCGTAATGCGATTTTATATTCTCTTTGACTTCGTTTGGCGACATCTTTCCGCGAATTATATCTCGCACGATTATATCGCCCATTTTTATACCATCGACTTTTGAATACTTTACTTTGTCTAGTATAAGCAGGGCAGTATCATCCGATCCAGACTCCTCTGAAATAGCCAAGTCCACTCCTTCGGTTACAATCTCCATCTCAAAGTTTTCACGCTTACCGAGTCCGAGTTTAAGTTTCGCGCCTTTCTTGCAAGCGGCTTCTAACCAAGCATCTTTGAAACGCTGGTCTGGGCGATCTGATGGGTCACATTGCATCATGCGTGCGAAGGCGTATGGATTCGTTAATCTTTGTAAATACAAATCGCTGTAAGGAAATCTTGAAGGCCACATAACTTTCACACCTTCATCCATTTCTGCTTTATGTGCTAGATAGTATTCCTGTGCATGTATTCGCCTATCCATTGTCTCAAAACTCTCATCCATTATAAACTGTGCCCAGCGTTCCCAAAGCTCTGGATGAGTGGATTCTGAAATAATGGCTGGCATTTTCTTCTTGTAATCAAACTGTGGATCTTTCATCAGGCGAGCCACAAGGTCATCTTGATGCCAAGTATTTCCAAGGTATATAAATCTTCCGCCAGGCACCAGCACGGGCATGATGGTTGTATAAATCCAATCTATTATTTTCTTCCTTTGATTTTCAGTCGCGCTGTTTTCTTGCGTAACCAAATCGTCACAGATTATGACATCACTTCTCTTCGAGAGAATCGAGCCAAACACGCCCACAGCGTTTATAGTCGGGTCTTTTAGATTAAGCTGATCTCGGTCTATGACAATCGAATCACCCGACCAGTTTTCTCTCATCTTGGCATAATTTTTCATTCGTGGAATAACTCCTTTGCCCATCGGATCAGTAAACATGGAATACATCTTATATTCTTCATTGCGGTCTATGTGTCCGATTATTTCGGATAGGAAAGACTTTGACACCTGCGCGGTTGAAGAAATCAAAAGGATTCGCAAGTTATGATTATTAGCAATTAGATATAACGGGTATGCTACAGAAAGGTGAGTGCTTTTCCCGGAGCCTCGTGCGGCTGATATAACAGTCTTCTTATGCTCTGGGTCTGAAATCTGATCGTCAAGATCATTATGAAATGCCTCATTTTTCAAACCAATCACTCCTTCCATGAAAAATCTAAAATGATCTCTGCACACCACATATTTTTGAGCTTTAGTTATCATACTTTTTTAAGAAACATTCTTTGCACATTATAGGAAATCTAGCTGTATAAGCTGAATTTTTAATCAATTTCATTGCACGATAATCATTCACTCTTTCTGAAAAAGAGAATACACCATCGCAGGTCAGACATATAAAGTTATTTTTTTTCTCATAAGGTTTTTTCATTTTCTATATAATCCTGTATGGATTGCGGGACATTTGAATCAGTTTGATTGATTATAGTTCCGAAGTTATTTAGTACTGGGGCAGTTCCTTCCGGCGTTTTTCCGTACTTATCACTTTTGCGGCGTTCAAGATACCATCTGATCTGCGTTCCATCGCCTTTTTTAATCAAAGCGGCGTTACCAGTTTCTGCCATCATTGTACAAACCATTTCACACGCTTCTTTTACAAAAGAAAACTCTGGGTGAATTTCTAAAAAGTATTTATATTGATATTATGAGATGACAGTATAAATACAAG